AATATCATAAATTAAAGTGTGATAAGCCAGTATATGATATATTTATCGACGACAAAACATTGAACAGTATAGAGAATTTGTCAAATGATTTTATTACCAGAATTATATAAAGACAAGCGCATCTGTTTATTAGGATCAGGCATGTCGCTTAGTACTAATAATATAAAATATACAGATTACGATTTAGTCGTAGGTATCAATAGATTATATCATACAGAATACCTTGATGTGCTTAATGTGTTATATTACAACCTAAGTTCTGTGGATCAGAATAATTTAGATTATATGCTGGAAACAATGAATAATAAAAAAAATATAAAATATTTGATATTTTGTCCTTGGTGCAATAAAGCAATACAAAAAACTAGAAAAAAAATCGCACAATTAAAATTTAATAAAGAATATGTTTTTTGTCAAAAAATAGTTAGACAAGTAAGGATCAAGCAAAGACCATTAACAGGCATAGCAGCATTAAACCATATTGTTTTATCTGGAGCTAAATCTGTAAATGTTTATGGATTTGATTTTTATCAAAAAGAATATGTATGTAATATGAAACATTATAAGTTTCATGATACATTTCATAATATCGAAGATAATATCAGATTTTTAAATGAGATGATGCAAAAACATAATATAATCTGGCATAAATAGACATTAGTTGATATCTAGTTAAGATTATTTGATTTTATCCAATCTTGGTAAGATTTTGGAGAATAACCTTTAATTTTACTAATCTGATTATCGTTTTTAAGTATTCTAGAATCAGGTATCATGCTGACATTATATTCGGATTTCATTTCTGGATTTTTTTCTAAATCTACATAACATATAATGTATCTGTCTGTAAGTTCTTTGAGAGGACTAACAAACAAATCTGATTTTAATTGATTACAATATCTACAATAATCTGCACCAAATATTAATAATATAGACTTATTAGTTGATTCTGATAATATTTTAGCGTCTTTAATAGACGTTACTACAAAGCTATCATTTGCAGATGCGATAGTTAGCATTGAGCCAATAGCAAAAAGCACATATATTATTTTAATCATATTATACCCAGTATTCTACCTTTTTGTGTGCGTTTAACAAAACCTTTTCGTACCAGATATGGCTCAACACTATTCTCTATTGTGTCGATAGCAATACCAGTTAAAGATGAAATAGATTTCAAGCCCAAAGGAGTACTACGATTGTCTTTCAAAATATCTAAATACATTCTATCATACACATCTAAACCATTTTCATCAATTCCTTGTAGATTAAAAATATCATCCACAGATGCGTTGTCAGAACTACAACTTTTATAATTCATATACCATTGAAGCCTAGCATTAAGAATACGTGGAGTTCCTTTGCTTCTTTTGGCGATTTCTAACAAGTCAGATTCTGTTATATTTAATCCTAACTTCTCAGAATTCAATCCTGCCAGTTTAGCTAGCTCATCATCAGTATAAAAAGATAAGTGTTCTTTTATTTGGAAACGATCATAAAATGGCTGACTAAGACTGCCACCACTTGTAGTTGCTCCAACCAGAGTGAAGGCTGGAATTTCGATTTCTTCTGGTTCTTTTTCTAGAACAATATTAACTTTAAAATCTTCCATCACTGGATACAGAAATTCTTCGACTAATTTTGGAAGCCTATGAATTTCATCAATAAAAAATACAGATCGTTTTGTCATTCTTAATAGATAAGGCAAAACATTTTTAACACTTCTCAAATTTGCGGCATTGGCCGTGTATAGATTTACATCCATCTCAGTTGCTATAGCACCCGCTATGGTTGTTTTACCAAGCCCAGGAGGGCCGTCAATTAAAACATGGGGTAAGACGCTATTGCTTTTTTTTGAGCCTAAAGCAGAGATTTTTAGCCTGCTGATGACATTTTTTTGTCCAATTATATTATCAAAAGAAGTCGGCCTATTTATTTTTGTCATTTTTTCTCCAAAAAATTAGTTCCCAGAAATATGAGTAGAAATTAGTCAGTTTCTGGTTTTTCTGTATCGTTCTTATCTTCATTATTGTCTTTTATCCAAAATACAAAATCGTTAGCTTCTTCATCAAACGCTGATTCTACTAAACCTTTTTGTACCAAACTAGACATAATATTACTAGTAAGACGGTCGTTTAGTTTAGAAACTATTTCCACAAAAATTACATCATTTAGAATATATCGAATTCTTCCATTTTTTTTGTTGCGTTCTTTTTTTATTTGTTCTTTAATGATGACTAATGATTCTTGATGAGATAACATCTTATCAAAGTCCTCTTGCTCATTTTCTGCAACATCATCGATTAAATCCTCAACTTCAGACTCATTATCCCAAGAGCCATAATTATTATAGACTATAGCCCTAGCTTTATCTGTAAAATCTGATAAATCTGTAATTACATACCAATCTGAGTCTGACATAATTTTATTCCTTAATTTAAGATATCGAATAATCCTTCATAATATTTTGGTTGATTGATAAAATGTTTAGCATTAGATTGCAAATGTTTTTTGTATTCATCATTAGTTTTATTGCTGATCCAATATTTACTTTTCCATATCGGCTCACCAGCATAATTGGATCCCAAATACTGGAACTTATTGTTCGCAGTATTGGGATTCCAACTATTCACAGGAAACTTGATCGTAGGCCAATCTGGAATTGACTGCATACTATACCAGTTGGTATCTTTTATAATGTCATTGAGCCAGGATGAGATGGGACTATTAGGCCCAATATCAAATTTAAAAAACCATTTATAGTCTGGTTTATTTAATGGGTGGTCATAATCATAGTAATCATCATCATAACCGTCGTCATCATCATAAGGCTCGTTCATTTGTCACCCAACGCAAAATTGATCGCTTAGTTGATTAGCCAAGTCTTTGGCAGCACTACTCAGAAAGCGATTGTTGCTGAAATACAGTGCTGTGGACGCTTGGTTTAGGTACTCGACCACCGTTTTTAAAAGTTTGGTCTGCTGTCCGTCTAGGTTTAAACACGTTCCTGGCGAAACAGGATTGCTATCCCCATAGACTTTCTGCTCAGAAATATTATAGTTCTTCCAAACATTTGTATCAATAGAATCCATAGTATTTTTCTGACCACAATTTGGATTAAGTTGTTGCAAAATTTCTTTTGCTACATCTACAGATACAGGCAAACCATTTTCATCAGCCTTCTTGTACGCCTTGGCATATCCCTTATACCATTCATCACTGCATTTAGCAGGATCGATAACGATATTGGTGCTTTGACCAGTTAGTGCTGACTGTAAATCCGTAACACTAATTGGTTGACCAGTTGATCCTGGCAGAATACTGGTGAAGTAAGAGGCTTTCTTTTCCCATCCCTTACGCCACCAAGTATAAGGCACACGATAAATTTGATTGGCCTTGATCGCTCTTGGATCTCCACCAAAGTAATTTACTAGCTTTTTCTGTAGACCATTCCAATAGGTCTTATTTTTACCAACAAGTTTACGAGAATAGTCATCAAAAATCCAGTAACACTGATAACCATTGCGAGTATCAATTACCCAACTTGGCTTAACAGGAAAGTTGTTGATCTTTTCAAGAAATCGCTTTTTGTGTTGCATCACAACACTAGGCTTAAAATATTTGCCTTCATTGTCTCTACCAGCATCCATATCACAGAAGCAGCAAGTAAACTGATTGATCGCATACATTTTGCGACCACCGTTTACATAGAAATAAACGTCAGAACCATTACTGTTATTGGCATTGATAGCCTCTGTAAGACGATCAGTATGACTCATACTACTAATCTTTTTACGAGGATTGTCGTTGTAAACAAAAATATGATTTTGCTTAAAAGAATTCAGAAATTTTTCGCTACTTTTAATAGATGTGGTGTTATTCTTATCAAACGGATTAAAACCAAGATTATCACTAAACATTTTTCGCCTGCTTCTTCTGTGAACCTATATTGGGGCGGCAACCTCTACCACCATTAGCAATATAAAAAATGGGAATGGAATCGAACCATCCTATAACTAGTATCCGCACCAGCGGCCCATTTTCTCCCGACTCCTTAATGGAGTCACGAATTAATAAGCGCCATCGTACTCATCTTCATCATCATAATAATCTTCGTCATCTTCATTAGCCTCATCAAACTGATCCCAATAGTCATCACGAATGTCGTAATCTGGATCATCATCGTAATCATATTCATCTTCAGTCAAGGTTGAAGAATAAAGAGGCTTGCTTAGTACGCCTTGATACTCAGCGACCACTTCATATCTACAG